GGTCCATTTGTAGGGCGGCATACGACAGGATAACGCATATGGCAGTCATCAAGGGCAAAGAAAAGAAACTAAAAAAGCCTCTATCCCCTGCAAAAGCAAAGCTTAGCAAAGAGGCTAAAAAGAAATTGCGCAGGCCTCAGGATGTGCAGCCCATCCCAACGGTCGCTGTTAGCTAAAGAGGAAATTTCATATGGTCATTCCAACATACACTCAGGGGTACCCTCCAGATGGGTCATCATTGGGACAGACAAAATCTACCATTAGGAACAACCTTGACGGTACTTTTGAAACGCTTGCGATAGATCATATCGATAACAACGGTTCACCAGGTTCACAGCCTGCTGGGTATCATAAAGTGATACACCAGGTTCCTCAATCCTCTGTCACCACTGTTAGCGGATACAATCAAGTGTTTTCGGGTGTCCCGGGAACACTTATAGTGGATGCGGTTACTACTCCAGCCATCCCTTCAAATGGTGACCAGCAGCTCTATTCGTTAAGCGGGTCCGGAGTTCTCTCACAGCTTACCGGATTAATAAATACGCAAACTGTCAATGGAGGCGTTGGCTACACCTGGTCTGGCGGCGTACTCACTCAATGGGGATTCAAAACCTCTCCTGGTTCCAGTGGTACGGTAATCTTTCCTGTAGCGTTTCCCAATAATTGTTTCAACGTTCAAATAACCGCCAACAGAGGCAGCACCACCTCTGCACAAGGTATTTATTTGAAAAATCCTCCCACGACCACCGGGTTTTCTTACCAAGATAGCGGATCAGGTGCCATTGCTATTTATTGGCTTGCAATAGGAAATTAAATGAATGGATTTCATCAAGTACTTATTGGAGGATACCCAGGAGGCGGTCTTACCCAAGATCGGAAGCCCGCTTTATTGGCCAATGAGGCTTTTTCGGAATTAGCCAATGCATACGTGTATCGTGAAAGGACGAAGAAAAGAGATGGAGAGGTCCCCATGGGCAGGCTCTCACGGTCATTTTCTTCTCAGTCCATAGGAAATAGCGGGGCATCACCGTGGACATTCACACTCTATTATTTTGGAACGGGCGTTTCTGGAACGGTGACGGGGGCGACTAATGCCAATCCTGGCGTCATTACAAGCACCAATCATGGTCTACAAACGGGCATGCAGGTGACCTTCAGCGCCATTGGCGGAATGACGCAGTTAAATGGGAACACCTATACGATAACCAGGATAAACGCAAACAGCTTTAGTATTGGGGTCGATACCACAGCCTACGGTGTCTACACTACTGGTGGCCTATGGGTGAATCAACCTTATGCTCAAATCGTTCCAGGTACTGTGATCATTTCTATCGCCACCCTTGCGACCACATTTATCGATCAAGGTGATGGTACCCTGACGAATGCTACTCCTGGAAACAGCGGGGTAATCAACTATGTGACGGGTGTAATCACGCTGACGACGACCGTAGGTGCAGGTCATGCGGCGACAGCGACGTTCTCTTATTATCCTACGCTGCCTGTCATGGGTATTCTAAAAAGGGACATATCTACTCTTGGCATCGACTCCACAGTATTTTTCGACACGACATATGCTTACCAGTATGTAAGCGGGTTTCAAGAGTTGGTCCCAGGTGAGATATGGACGGGTAACAATACCGATTTCTTTTGGGCTGCCAACTATCAAGGAGCCACGTCTAACCTACGCTACTTCTTTACTACCAATTACAATATCAACATAGCGACTCTTTCATACGACCCCATACGATATTTCAACAATAGCACGTGGACCGACCTACAACCTCTCGTAACAGCGACAAACACTCTATGGCAGGCTCTTATCCTAATACCCTATTACGGGCGTCTCTTAGCCCTAAATACGTGGGAAGGAGTAACAGCATCAGGATATACTGGTGCGGTGAACTACTTCGCTAGGTGTCGATTTAGTCAGCTTGGAGATCCTACGGATCAGACCAATGCGTGGAGGTCAGATATCTTCGGACGAGGCGGTTTCATTGATGCTCCAACCAATGAAGCTATCGTCAGCGCAGCCTTTTTCAGAAACACGTTGATAGTCTTCTTTGAATACTCCACTTGGCAGCTTCGTTACATAGGGGAATATGGTGTTCCCTTCATCTGGGAGAGGATATCCTCAGACTTCGGATCTGTGAGCACTTTTAGTTCTATCTTGTTCGATCAGGGCGTTATGGTCATAAGCGATCGAGGTATTATACAGGCAGCCGCTAATGGAATTAGCCGGTTAGACGATCAGATACCCGACCAGGTTTTCAGTTTCGAGATACAGAATAATGCGCCTGATTTTGTGCATGGTGTGAGAGATTTCGAAAAGGAACTCGTCTACTGGAATTATGTCGACACATCAGACTCCTCAACAACCCAAACATATCCAAATAAAGTTCTATTGTTTAATTATCGAAACAATACGTGGGCTAAGTTTCGAGATACAATTACCTGTTTTGGCACCTCTCAGTTTCAGTTTGGAATTACATGGGATAGTTTAACAACCTATTGGGAGAGCAGCGTTTCTTGGGACAATGTGGACGACCAACAGTACGTCGATTATGTGACGGCTGGCACACAGCATGGCTTTATCAATATTTACCAGAATCCCAACGCACAGACCCCTCAGGCCATTACCAGTCTCTATGCACCAACAATGGCTATTACAGGTGTCAATTTTGGAGTCCATCCCACGCGGATCACTATCCCAAGTCACAATTTGGCTAATGGAGAGACTATCTACATTCAGGGGACACTGTGGAGTGGCACTGATCCAGGTCTCAATAACATCATCTATAACGTTACAGTGGTAGATGCAAACACAATCACGTTAGCCGTATGGGATTTCGAATCGCAAAGCTATGATGCCGTCGACATCACATCCTCGGCGGTTTATATTGGAGGAGGAAATGTTACGCTATTTCCTAAGATGAACATTCAAGGCAAAGACTTTAATCCATTTCAAAAAGACGGTAAGCAGTTCAAGCTTTCCTTTATAGACTTCCAAATGGATGCCAATATTGCCTCTCCAGCTATAACGGCAACGACAATTCAGCTTTTCGTAAATTCGTATCTAGGCGAGCAAGCCAATCTTCTGAACACCAACCAAGAACTGATTAACTCTTCTCAAGGGTGTGGATTTATCACCAATGCCACGCAAGCCAATCCTTGCCAAATCACGAGTCCTAACCATAGCCTAATTACAGGCACACTGATTTATATTGGCAACGTCAAGGGAATGACTCAGCTTAATTCAGCCATTTACTCTATCACCGTCGTAGATGCAAACAACTTTACGCTGGACAACACTGACTCTACCGGATTCACCCCCTACACTACAGGGGGTATTTGGAATACGTCTCCCATCAACGGTCAAACCTATATTCCAGGGTCTGAATATGCATGGTACCGATTCTACAGCACTCAATTCGGGCAGTACCTGCGTATTGGCTTGACCTACGATGACAATTTGATGAATCAGCTTGCTACCCACCAAACGACGATGGAATTAAACGCTATGAATGTTTGGTTCAGAGAAGGTGGCAGGTTGATTAATTGATATATGGATAGCATATATCGCGCATACAGGAATCATATAGAATGACCTTTTCAAGCAACGAACCTCTCAATACAAACCAATTACCTATCTCGCTGGACGTGAATCCTGAAGAGAAGGATTTCGAAAATATCCTGTTGCTCTATCTTCGCCGTGTCGCCAATGCCGTCAACACAAAAGCTAGTGGCCTTTTCCTTCTTCAAGAAAACGCTAACTTCGGTCAATGGTATCAGATAGGGAATCCTCAGCAGAATAGAAACGCCTACAGAATCACTGTTGATTTAGTCAATTTAAACGGCGGAAATATCCCTGTTGGCACAACGAATATTGTTTTATCCACTTCAACTCAACCGCAAAATATTACGGGATACTTATACCCTGTTCAGGGGTTTGGGGGTGCAGTAGACACAGGCGGGCTGTCATATTTCTTAAATGATCCCGATATTTATGTAAGGTATCAAAACTCGACAAATACGATTATTATTCAAAACAATTCAGGTAACGCTCTGACCTGGTGTACTTGGGTCATGGAGTACTTAAAAAACTAGGTGAACTTTTATGGCAAGCTTCAGCGATTGGCTCTTCGGTAGCAAAGATAAGTTAAAGAAAGTGCCTACGGGCTCTCCTGAGCAACAGGGATTGCATAATGATATCCTTTCTCAGGCTATGGGCATGTCTCAGCAGGGAGGTGGTTATGACCTTGCTCAGCAATACTTCAACAGCCTTTTAGGTGGCAATCAGCAGCAAGCTTTCGACCAATTCTCATCTCCATATCTTCAGCAATTCGACGAGCAAATGCTTCCTCAGATCGCAGAGAGATTCGCTGGTATGGGTGCTCTATCTTCTAGCGGTTTCGGGCAGGCGTTAGGAGGTGCATCGGCTGGTCTTCAATCACAACTGGCACAGCTCTTTTCTCAGCTTCAAGGGCAATCGGCTGGTCAGCAATACAATCAGTACAATCAGCTTTCCCAACAAGGACTCGGTTACCAACCTTTTGCTTATAATAAACAGCAGGGTTCGACAGGGTTCTTAGCTCCTCTTTTAGGAGGCATTGGGACATCTATGGCTGGACCTATTGGTGGTGCTATGGGAGGAGGCATTAGCAGTCTCTTTAAACGATCTGGTGGAGGCATAGCTTAATGGTACAAGTCATTGAAACAAGCGATCCACGCTCGAAGCTTGCTGATATGTTAGGTCTAAGTTTAGGTGAAGGCATAGGCAATGGATTGAACACCTTCTTTGCTAATCGCAGCCTAGACAGCGTTCTTCATGATAAGGCATTGGGAGGAGCTCCACAGTCCAAAAAGCTAGAAGCTGTTCGGTCTGCATTGAGTCCCTATGGTGAGAAAGGCAAAGAAATATTCCAGCAACGCATGATGATCGATCAGCAAGAAAGAAATGAAGCTGAGATGGCTAAGAACGAAGCTCAGCAAGAAGTATTGAGCCGCGTAGTCTCTGGCGAGAATGTGCCCGCTAAAGACATAAAAAAGCTGACGCCAGAAAACCAGCTCAAAGTCATGGATTTGCAGAAGAGAAGGGAAGCAGGGAAGAGCGTTAAAGAATCGTTAATTAAGGCCGGTTACCCCGAAGAAACTGCACAGATATGGCAAAATCAGATGGAAAATGCGCCAACGGGAGGCCAATCTGACGTAATTAAGAATGTTAACGATTTAATTAGACGATCAAAATCGGGTAAGGGGCTTGGAGCAGAGCAGCCGACAAAAGAAGAAGTGAAGCCAAATATCGACATTCCTGGAACCAACTTAGGCGCATTAGAGTTAGACTTCCCTGAGCTTCCAGAGCCCATTGGTATGACACCTGCTGATATCGTCAAGCAAAACGAATACCGAGAAAAGACCAACACGCCTTTATATACCGATGCCGTCGACCGTCTGAATGCTTTGGATGATGAATACCGCGAAGTCAAACACCTTCAAGACCTCAATGAAATGCCCGGAGCTCTGCCTACTGGAATTGAGAAATGGAATGTTGACTGGGATACAGGTGATTTGCGAGTCAAAGCTCTCGCCACTCCAGAAACTCAAGACTATGTTAAAACCATTGCGCGTATGGCTAGAAGAGCTAAGGACTTCTTCCCTGGGCGAGTCACCAACTTCGACTTGGATCAGTTCAAGCAAGGGTTTCCTACTCTTGCTAATAGCCCAGACGGGCGGCGTTTGATCGCCGAGCAACTCGCATTAGGCAACCGCATAGCCTATCTCAAAGACGAGACGTTTAAGGCTGCCATGGATCACTATGGTTCAGGAGCTGATCCAGTTTTAGTCAAGAAGCACGCGACAGAGAACTATAGGCGGCTGAAGTCTCAACTGGAAGATCAGTTGAAACAGACCAATGCTAGAGCTAGATCCATGGTTAAAGAAGAGTCGGGTAAGCAAAAACGTCAGTCATTAGATGAGATTTTTGAATGACCTACCAGGATAAATACCAAAGGGCTAAGCAAGCAGGATACTCTGACGAAGAGATCATGGAGTATCTAGGTACCAAAGATCCTGCTTTTGAGAATAAAATGATGAAAGCTCAGGAAGCTGGATATAGCCCTGAGGAGGTCCTAAAATACTTCAACTCATCTCCAAAAGAAAAAGAACCTGGGTTCGGAGACTATGCTGCCGATTTAGGTAAACAAGGAGCTCAAGGCTTTGGTGTCGGTCTCCTAGGTACCTATGGCGACATTCTTGACATGTTCGGGCTGCAATCTAAAGATGTCCATCCAGGAGAAAAAGCCACATATGAGATGGAATCGCAGATTTTGGACAAGATGAATCAGCCCGGTTACAAGCCTTCTTTTTCTGATATTTCAGCCCTTTCCGGTGATGATGATCTTGTTCCGAGGTATTCTCGTCTTCCTTCATCTCAAGACGTAGAAAATCTAGGCGGTGAGTTAGGCATCGTATCAGAGCCTAAGACGGCCGCCGGACGCTATGGAAAACGCATAGGCAAATTTGCTGGCGGTACGGCTGCTTTTGGTGGGGCCGGAGGATTGACAGCCCCTATTGTTGCAGGCGCCGCAGGTCAAACGCTAGAAGAGATGGGGGCACCTCCATGGATGCAAGCTACAGCAGAGATCATAGCTGCACTAAAGACAGGTCCTAAGTCTACAGCAGCCATTTCCTCTAGGAGTCCTCAAGTAGAAAAAGTGCTCAAGGATTTACGAAAAGCAGGCTATTCGGAAAAAGACATTACTTTGGCTAAGAGTGCTCTCGAAGAACGTAAGATCTTGAAGAAATATGCGTCACTCACTCCAGAGGCTGAAAATTCAATCCAACAAGGAGTAAAAAACAGTGAAGAACTCTTCAAAGAACAAGTCAAAAAAGGGCTTCCTGGATATGCTGAAGGCGGGTTGCCTTACCTTGAAAAACAAGCTTCAAACGTTTATAGCACAATGGAAGAACTGGCCTCCAGCGTGCCCATAAAGAATAAAGAGCCTGTAAAGAAAGCTGTCGAAGGCGCCATTGCCTATCTAGAAAAATACCCCCTTCTCGATGAGCAAAAGAAGTTTATCGAGTTTATGAAAGACGGGCTCTCTAAATTAGACAAAGCAGACACAGCCGAATTCTTCACAGGATTTTATCGTAATCTTGGTAAGGCGGGCAACTGGGGGAATCCTAGCCAGAAAGAACACCTTCTTGGAATGGTTAAAGAAGGCATTAAGAAAACATTTGCAGAATCCGGTCCAGACGCAGCCAAGTTCGGCAAATACTTCGATGCAACCAACGATGCATGGAAACAATGGTTAGGCGCCAGAGACTTGATGCAGACAATTGAGAAAGCTCAAAACGTCGATGGCATGAACTTCAAAAAGCTCACGTCTATTCTAAATGATCCAGCCAATCATGAGCTCGCGAAAAAGGTCTTAGGTCCTGAGCAGGTCCAAAACATCAAGACGATTAGTGAGGGTGCTCAGGCTATCGAATCGCTGATCAAACAGATACCGAAGAACGATAAGACGGTTCAGTCCCTCAAGATTTTAGAGGGGATACGAGCGTTCTTTACCGGAGACTTCAAGACTTTAGGAGGGATCATTACTCTAGATGCCGCCAAAAGACTTGCCACAGCTCTTTTGACCGATCCTAGCAAGCAAAACATCATGAAGAAGCTGATCATAGCTGCTAAAAACAAATCAGTCGATAAAGCTGCTATCCTTGCTCAAGAGCTGGTCAAAACACGTTCCTCTCCAGCCAAAGAAAGAGAAGAGCCCCGCCAATAACTTGTAAAATCATAATCATTTTATTTTGTCCTTTTTTCTTCGATTGCGCAAAGCCTATTGTGAAAGTCTTTCATCTCTTCCTTAATGGCGCGTACATCGTCTTTAATAGCTTCAACCAAAGACAGGATGTCTTTCCTATCTTGACGTTGAATCTCACTGATATGTCTACGGTCGGCATTTGCTTCAGATCTTACCCATAAGAATAAGGCCGCCATCGCCAATATCACTGCTAATGTTTCCATGATTTTTTACCCATTATCTTTGTTGTTTATTCGTTTTTTGATGCGAATATGAAAGCGATAACCCACGTCACCTGGTTGGAAAAACGTGGATTGTATGTTCTTATGGTCTAAGGAAGTCAACAGTTCCACGGGATCATGCCATATAGATGCAGGCCCATAAGGGCGTTTGAATGAATCTAGAAGATATCTGGCAAGGCCTTTCACCTTGGCAAGCTTTGTGTTTCTCGGGGCCATGGTGTGCTCCCATCTTTTTGTATTATCAGGGATAGAAAAGTGCCAGATTTCTCCGTTTGGATTCAAATGTCCAAGGAGCATACGATTCAGGTCGGTATACTCTTTTAAAGATAGGTACTGGACAAAACTCCAACTAATAATGAAATCGTATCGACTATATGGAATACCTTTGAGACAGTCTCCGGTATGTACCTTCATTTCAGGGTTGAGTTCCTGGGCTGTTTTGGTCAAAGTAGGACATATGTCCATGCATGAATAATCTAGATCAGGCCTGAATTGTTTTATGAATTTGGCTACCCTGCCATTGCCACAAGCCAATTCTAGTACTGAAGCATTTTTTTTTGCGTTCATCCATCGGAGCATGTGAATCGCGTAGCGATCAGCGCTTAAACTCCTAAGCACAGCATCGTCCGCTGAATCAAACAACTTGATCATTTTGTCTTGATCGTTCATCGGGCTTCCTCTTCCTTATTGGATGATTGTGGGACAGCATTGCTCCATATTGGCATCCAAAAGCTATTGCCATAGCTTGTAGTTTTGTTTCCGTGCACCAAGGCAACGACTTATCATTCCAGAATATCCGCCAAATAACGCCTTCGATTTTTTTATCATAAGGCATACCCATTTCATCGTCGAAATCCAATTCCGGCTCTGACCTGATTTCTAAAACGCCACCCAAAGGCATTGCAAATTTCATTGCTTACCTTCACTTTATCTTATTTCTTTCCTCGATAGTGCAAAGACGGCCATGAAAGTCAGTCATCTCCTTTTGGATTCCTTCGATCATTTTGCATATATGCAAATAATCAGTTCTAGCTTGACGCGTCGCCCACAAAAAGAGAGCCAGATTACCACCAAGAATTGTTATTACTTGCGTCCAATCCACAGCTATTCTCCTTTCTGTTTTTTAGGCTTAGGTTTTTCACACATACCTTGCAGGTGCAGTCTTTCCAATTCCGACTCCGCGATTCGATAGGGTGCCTTTATGCCTAAGCTTGGACGGCTGGCATATATCTTTCCTTGCTTGATTGCCCTGCGCACTGTGCCAGGGTGCATTTTAATGCATTTTGCGAACTCTGCAATCGTAAGAAAATTCATTATTAATCTCCCGTTTCTGGTTACACATACAGCCATATTGTTACATATAGATCATTATGTGTCAAATCAACATGTATCTATATAGATATCTATTGACTCGTGTCAATTTTATACAGCAAGTTTCAATTTTAAACCTCTAACAGGAGCATTCGTATGTCTAAGATGTTTCAAGTTTACGGAATAGGACAAGCGCTTATTCCTGTTCTTCCCCCACCAGTGCCTTTTGAAACTGCGCCAAATAGCAATCAAACCAACTTTGAAATCGGTCAGATTGTTTTCACACCTCCAAAGAACCCGACAGCATTTTACATTTATGGTGGTGGTGGTAATTGGATTCAAATCACTGACTCTAATGGACCAGTCCAATCAGTTATTGGGACTGCCAATCAAATCACAGTGTCAACAGTCGCGGGAGTCGCAACAGTCTCTCTCCCATCAGCCATAACAGCGCCAGGCTCTTTGGCCACAACTACTACCTTAGCGGCAGGAACAACAGTCACTGCGGGTACAGGTTTGATTGCTACTACTGGTGGCGTCACGGCATCAGCAGGAAACATCGTAGCAACCCTTGGAAATATCACCGCATCGGCCGGTAATATTGCTGCTACATTGGGTTCAGTCACGGCAGGAACCACAATGACTGCTGGAACAGGCATTACGGCGACTACAGGCAATATCGTTGCAACCGCCGGAGCGGTCAATGCTGGTACATCCATGACAGCCACCTTAGGTAACATCACTGCTACCAATGGCAACCTCGTCATGGGAACGGCCGGGAATAAGATTATTGTTCCAACAGGAGCAAACGCTTCGGCCGGTACTTCAGCCGCCATGTCTGGCACTCCAGGCGCTGTCACAGTGGCTACAAAGGCATGTAGTGGAACTGCTCTTATTTTCTTCTCAAGAAATGTAACTGGCGGAACACCGGGAGAAGTATCCATTACAGCACAAGATGGAACCGGCTTTACCTTGACTTCAACAGCAAACGAAACCAGCACATTTAACTGGTGGATCATCAACGCATAAGGAGTCAACTATGAGTTTTACAACTAGGGCAATAGCCGATGCTATCAGAAGCGTAGCTTTTGGCAGCATAACTGGGTCCTACGTGGCTTTAGGTACGCCTTTTGCCTATCCCGCCAGGATCATATGCTTCACAAACACGACAAACCAAGATGTTTTCTTGAGTATGGATGGTACGACGAACCAAGTATTGGTGCCCGCTGGTAGCTTCAAACTGTTCGACATAACGACCAATCATAGACCTGTCAATCACGATGACTTCTGCTTTGCGGTGGGCACGCAGTGGTACGTCAAATACGCCGCCGCACCATCATCAGGAGCCGTCTACATTGAAGTCATATATGCGCAACCAACGAACATGCCCACAGCCGGCTATTAGAGCGGATAGAAGGTTCGATGCTCTTGTTAAGAAGGAGAATGAGGAACACCAGCACCTCATCTCCTCCCATAACAAAGAAATGCAGGCCCTCAGGGATCAGCTATCTCTTGCCATGGATAGATTTGACGCTTTATTCCAAAAGAGCGAGCAGGACCTAAAGGTCTTCAAGATTTATGCCACAGACATCATAGGCGTTTTAAAAGGTAAGGTAGAGGCCCAGGAACGTACTATTGTTGAGCAGAAGAAATCTATCGATGATCTATGTAGGCATCTACTGAATTTTGAAGATTTTCACTTCACCAAAGACCAAGTGAAAAACATTGAGAATAGCATAGTGGCGAAAATTGATGCGGCGACCGTTAGCTATCTGGTCTCATTTCAAGACTTCCAGAGAGAATTAAAGGCCTCCCTGAGTTCTCTCAGAGATGATCTTATGAAGTTCAGTTGTGACGTAGAAATTAGATTCTCTGAAATGAATGAAAAAAGCGAAAGCAATTTTCAGATGTCTCGATTGGATAAAGAGGGAATAGAAGGAGAACTTATCCGGTACAAAAAGTCCGTTTTCTATATCGAGAAGAAAATCGAGAATCTCTACACGCTAATAGAAAGAATAAATAAAAGGGGTGAATCATGTCGCAAGCCGGAACAGTAGACTTCATTGGGACACACCCCGAAGTCCCCATACTCTTTGTAGCCGATGTAGGAAGCGCTGTTCCTATAGCCAATACGCTTGAAATTCTAGCTTCAGCCGTTGCAGCGCATAGTGTACCTATTGAGACGGTCGGCTCAGGCAATACGATAAACATTGAGGTCCAGTACGCGTCAGCGGCAGCTACGTCTGTGGCAACCAATGCGGGTATAGCATCTTTCAATTCAGTTGATTTCTCTGTAGACGCCAATGGCTTTGTAACATTATTAGGAACAGCGGCTGTTGAGTCGTTCCAAGTCGATGCTTTCACAGCGCCAGGAACCAATCCGGTGACACCTAGTGTTTCTGGTGTCGTAACAATCACAGGGGGTCAAGTTACGGCTGGGACAACAACGAACGTCATTCGAACCGTTTCCTTGGCTGCTAATACCTATACAATCCAGATTCAGCGATCACAGGCCGTTGCGGCATCTACCATAGGCGATAACGGGGTTAGCCACTTTAACAGCACGTATTTCACTGTAGATGCCAACGGCTTTGTATCCATAAACGGAAGTGGTGTAGGAGAAACCATCACTGGCAACACCGGAGGCGCTCTATCGCCGACTGCCGGAAATTGGAACATACTAGGAACGTCTACAGCCCCAGGTACCACACCCGTGCAGACGGCTGGAAGTGGCAGCACGTTGACCGTTCAGGTACAAAAGTCTCAAGCAATTGCTTCTACAAATGCCACAAATGTAGGTCTAGCGGCCTTCAATAGTACCTATTTCACTGTAGACGCCAACGGTTTTGTTTCGATTAATGGGGCAGGCATAGGAGAGACTATTACGGGCAATGTGGGAGGAGCTCTATCTCCAACAGCAGGCAATTGGAACATATTAGGCACTTCCACAGCTTCAGGAACGACTCCGGTTCAGACGTCAGGCTCTGGAAGCACATTGACCGTACAAGTACAGAAAGCACAAGCAATAGCCTCTACTAACGCTACAAACGTAGGTCTGGCAGCGTTCAATAGTTCGTTTTTTACCGTAGATGCCAATGGATTTGTTTCAATCAATGGAGCGGGAATAGGGGAAACCATCACAGGCGATGTTGGAGGGGCACTGTCTCCAACGGCTGGAAACTGGAATATTGTAGGGTCGTCGACTGCTGCTGGAACTACACCGGTACGAACATCAGGATCAGTAAGCACGCTTACGGTACAAGTACAGAAAGCACAAGCAATAGCGTCCACAGATGCCACCAAGGTAGGTCTTTCAGCTTTTGATAGCGCAAGATTCACTGTAGACGCCAATGGATTCGTTTCTGTCAATGGTGCTGGATTGGGCGAAACGATTACTGGCGATACTGGCGGTCCTCTATCTCCAACAGCAGGCAACTGGAATATCCTTTCCACATCTACTAACGGAATCGATACAGCCGGTTCAGGAAGCACTCTAACGGTAGGAATGGCCACACCCTACGCTGACGGAGATTTCGAGTTTAGGTCATCTGTCTCAGGTGCCACTAGAACACTGAGCGTTACTAACACCAGCAATACAGCCTCCTCACAGTCCACTTTTTTACATTCAGTAGCCGGAAGCACAGCGGGGGATACGTGGTCACAATGGAGTGTGGGTTCTACAACCAGTTACGCTTTAGGCATAGACAACAGCGATTCGGACCTTCTCAAACTAACATATGCGACTTCAGGTAGTGCTACACCTAGCGATGCAAGCCCCTTTATCACCTATAATGCCGCAGGCGGCCAGGTAACACAGCTCAAAGCTCAAGCTGCAACCACTGCCTATATTTTGACAAACACTACAGACGCCGCTAGTGCGCAAGCTCAGTTAAGCCTGAAGAACACTGTTTCGGGCGGTACAAATAGTTGTAACTTGGTGGTTGCAAATACAGCCGACCCTCTTGCACGCGTACAGGGACGGGCTGAGTTGCAAACGGACGAGCAATGCCTAGGCCTGAATATGGCCGCTCTAAACAACGCTGGCACAGGAACATTCAAGGTTTATGTCGGAGATAGAGCCGCAGCTACCCAATCATCGAACTGCACAGCAGCGGGTGAGTGGACCTACCCAGTTCAGCCATCTTTTAGAGCAACTCTGAGTGCAGATGCTACGAATGTCACGGGAGCAGGTACAGCTTACACTGTGGCATGCAACACTGAAGCTTATGACCAGAATGCGGACTATAACAATGCCACCTATACGTTCACCGCTCCCGTTACTGGTAAATATCATTTTGATTCTACAATTTTTATGTATGGGATCGTTGCCGCTACGTCGGTAGATATTACTTTACGAAACTCAGGCGGAACAATCATCGCCCAGCTATTTAGAACGGGAGGATTAGCTTTAGCTCAGTCAGGAAACCTATGCCTAAGCGGATCAGCTAATATACCTATGAAAGCGGGAGATACAGCCAAACTCGTCTTGGCGGTTAGCGGAGAGGCTGGAGATGTGGTCGACATACAAAGCGGCACAAATCAGACGTGTTTTAGCGGATGGCTTGTTTGTTAAATGAAATAATTATTGATAAAATCACTCGCAAAAGATACACGTAATGACGTATCGCGAAACACAAAAAAAACAAAGGAAGACAGATGCTAGACAAAATCAAGGATTTATTCAAAGAGGGCCTAGAATACACTCACACAGCCGGTCTTTTGCAACAGATTGCCAATACCCTTAACATCGTCCATGCGCAATATATGAAAGATGAAGCCGGTAAAAACGCTGCAATCGATGCCATCTGCGAAATACTACAGAGCCATAAAGACAAGGCAGCCACCGCTGAGACTAATAAGGAGTGCCCAAAATGCCCTTAGTGAAGAGCGGCTCTAAGAAAGCGATAGGCCGTAATATAGAGACAGAAGAGAAAGCGGGCAAAGGACATAAACAAGCCGTGGCTATAGCGCTAAACGTTGCACGAAAAGCCGGAGCTAAAATTCCAAGAAAGGGAAAGAAATAATGGATAAAGCAATCAGAAAAGAGAAGAAAGCTATCGATAAGGGCATGAAAAAGCTCGAAAAGATGGACAAGAAGAATGATAAGAAGCATGAGAAAATGGGCGAGAAGGTTGGCGAAAAAAAGGCCATGAAGAAAAAGGGCTGCTAAATATATGCACCGCATATAGAATCCCTATATGCTTTATATAGGGGTTTTATATGATCATTGACTGCATTGGTTGCCTTCATGGTGCTCGCCCTCAACTTAAAGGCGGCGATCTTCTCATTATCACCGGTGATTTGACCGCTAATGACCAGGTAAATGAATACCTAGATTTCCATGATTGGATAGAAAATCAATCCTATTCATTGAAGGTCGTCATCGCGGGTAATCATGATAATGTTCTACAACACACACTGGGATTTTCGGGTAAGCATTTACCTTTTACCTACCTTTGTGACTCCGGCACCGAATTCGAAGGGTTAAAGATCTGGGGGTCTCCTTGGACGGCTCAGTTTAAAGGAATAAACCCTAAGTGCTGCGCGTTTACTTTACCTATTCCTTCTCGTGAAGGCGACGGTCTTATGGATAAGTGGGATTTAATTCCACAGGATACCGATATTTTGATCACGCATACCCCACCTTTCGGCGTGTTAGACGGCATACCCATAGATGATGGTTCTTTATTTCATGCGGGAAGCACATCCCTATATGGCTGGCTCAGATACGTAGGGAGGCCTCGCCTACACGCCTTTAGCCATATACATGAAGCGTATGGGCGGGAAGAGCATTTTCCCACCTATGACAACAAGATGATGATCTCTGTCAATTGCAGCATCATGAACAAGCGCTATAGACCAGTCAATAAGCCCATAAGAGTCGAGTTATAGAGCTGCTGGAGTCAACGTAACGGTAGGCGTAAGAGTTGTGGATGGAGCTTGTCCCTCATCAACCATATCAGTAGCCGTTCCCTCGGAATGGTTCATGATGACCGAGTAAGTGCAGGATGACAATAAAGCAACTAATGAGATCAGAAAGTATTTCATAGGTAGCTCCTTTATTGTCATCCTATCGGATAAACACTTTTTCTAGGCAATCAGTATTTTCCACGCTGATGTTGAGTTTTTTCTGTACTTATCAAGGTCAACACCCTTGATCTCTGGAATAGCGTCATAATCGACGCGGCCACGAATATTGGTCTTCATGACCTTAATGCCGCCCCCCAAGCAGTTTTGATCGCTACAGAGCTTTATAATCTCTTTACGGTAGCTTTCCTTGATATCTTCGAGGCTCTTAATCTGCTCATTGAGCTTGCGGTACTGTTCAGCATAACCTTTCCAGCTTGGAGCGTCAGACATGTCCTTGTAGTCTGAATCCTGCAAAGCTGGTGGCTCATTGAAAGCCACGCACTTCCAGAATTCCCGTGCCTTAGGCATGAACTTCGCCTTGAATTCAGGGTCGGGTAAAACCTCAATGCATATGCCATTGGTGCCATCGTAGCTATAATAAAAACACCTCTTAGCTCCAGTGACAAAAAGCTGGTGCTGTATCTGGTCGAGATAGTACTGCGGGATTTCTTGATTAAAGGCCATGTGATGAAGCTTTTCACCGCCGCATTTAATCTCTAAGATGGCTTGACCGTCTTCGGATATTCCATCAAGAGAAGCACCTAGGAAATCGAACTCTGAGCTCTCGACTACTACGGGAGTCATATGAGGACCGAAGCGTTCGATGAACTGGGCCCTCGCTTCGGGCTCCAGTTTTTTACCACGCTCCATGGCAGCGTTAGAAGTCTGCTCTTGTATATGCCCAAGCTTCCTCTGCCAGCACTTATAGGCTGTTGTCCAGGGATTATTGCCTAAGATACAGGAACAATCGGTAGCTGTAATGACTGTCTTTCTCCAAGACAGCCATTCTTGTGATCCTTGCTCTAGATTAATTATCTTCATTGACAACCTCCAACGCTTCCTCGGGTTTATCTTGAGCTTTTTTAGTGGCACCGATGTCAGCTAGATGAAAGTTGACAATTCTTCCCTCATTCCTTTCGAACTTAATTTCGTATTCCCTTTCGTCAAAGTCATAACGAAAACTCGTTTGTACGGTAGGAAAATCGTCGCAGCTATATTTGAGCTTACAAAGAATATTGATTATGTCGTCCCTTCTCATTATGCCACCGCCATTGATTGCTGCTGATCTTTTAGGTATTTAATCTTAGCATTAAGAGAAACCATGCATTTCTCGTAACAAGCCTTAGGAATATCCTGTATGGATTTGGCATTGAAGTTCTTGCTGATCCAGTCGAAAAAGGATTTGTTGCTTTCCTCATCTAGGTTTTGGATTAGTGTTGTTAAGGCAAAGATTTCCGTCTTATCAACCTTTTCAATGATGCCGTGTGGCTGCGCTGGCGGTTGATTGTTTTGAGCTGGCGGCTTTTGTTCGTCCTGTGTCTTACCTCGGCCAACGGCGGTTTCTCCATCGTCATCCTCGTCGCAAACAACGCCGACGATAGCAGAGAGAGAGTATCTTCTTAGGTAGGTGATAGCAGCGCCCATGCCCTGACTATCGTTCTTTGATGGATTAAGAGGCAGGTAAGACTTCATCCATTGGCCCGATGTATGAGCTAGCGTAGTCACCATGATGACCTGGTTTCTGTCGCCTGCAAGCTCTGTCGTTTGCATGATGCAAAGGCCGTACTTGCTGAGTACTGGACGCGCTGCATCCCATACACTTCCTAAGTCCGCATAGGAGCTCTTGAAGAATGGATTGACCTTATCCTTGATTGCTGCCTGCATCTCGCCTTGAGCCTTTGATAGGGCAGCGGCTAACTCGTTGATTGTTTCTGATTGTGTCATATGATAAATTTCCTTGTCTTAGATTGGGTTTTTGATGATATTGGCGTTATTAATTCCAGTTCGTTTCTTCATACCGGGAGGGGTGGTCCCTCCCGGTCTCCTGACTACATAAAGTCTCTCCAAGAAAGACCTAAGCAGTCCATGCAGCCTGAACAGCAATGCTCTTCATCGTCGCTGTCGTCTTGGCAATCATCATGATCTTGATCGTCATCATCATGACAGCCGTCTAACTCTACGCCGTGCATAGACATAATCTCTGACGGGCTCCATTGTGCCCAATATGCTGATGCTCCCATAGCTACACCCCATACAAGTAGTTGATTTCTTTGAGCTCGTTGGCTTGCTTATGCAGCTCCCATGCCATGCGCTCTAACAACTGAGCCGTGTATGAGTTGTAGTTCTTAGGATCTTGGCAGAATCTTTCCAGAGCTTCCGATGTAGCGGCGATATTAGATACCGCATCATCGATGACGTTTTTGCTGATATTCATAGACTGGTTTCCTTTTTGATTGAGGAGGTTGGCGCCTCCGTTTTGTGTTGTATAAGGTCACATTGTTACATGCAACGCAACGTAAGTCAACACCTTTTCGTTTACTAAGCAAAAACATTGCGCTTAACAAGTTTGCTTGGTATGCTCACAAACGTATCGCGATTCCGTATTTTTGTCCATAAAAACATTCGAAAAGAGGGTCAAGTGAATAAGTTTGCAGAATGGATGAAATGTAATGACAAAAAACAAAGGGGGGTGGCAGAGAAGCTGGGCATCAGCACCTCTACACTCCACGACATATTGAGGAAGGGACTGACACCAAACTTGAAGCTGGCGTACGAAATAGAGAAGTACACCAAAGGTGCTATCACAGTCTACGATTGGATCGACCAATCTTATACAGACAGCAAAAAAGCTGCCAAAACCAAGCCTAAAGCAAAAACCAAGCCTACCACTAAGTAGCGAAACCCTGGCGAGGAACTCAAACCTTGCCAGATTTCTGTCCACACTTCTTTCATACATAACTTCCTAGGTTGACAATTCCCCTAGGCAAAAGCTACTGAATAAAGAAAATCGCTTGCAATCTTTATTTGATAAATATATTTAAAATCGGCGTAGCTAACGCCAATCAGCTACGCCGCCAGTCAGGAACATCATCAAAAACGCCAACCTACCAGGGGGTGCAGGCCCACATTGCGACACGATAAGCCCACAAATTCGGGAAAGCGGACGTTTCTACAGAAAATCGTATGCTTTCCCCTAAAAGAAAACAAGAATTTTTAGAGGAATATGCACGACTATTCGGAATTTCCCCCGTTAAAATATTTCAATCGAGTCTTAAAAAGCTGTCCTAAATCGGCTCTTCTTTATGTCCAGCTCTGGAAAAAGAAAGGTAAGCAGATGTGCTTGGTCACTGAGAAAAAGAGTGTACGCAAGGAATATCTGATCTCGCCAACGATGTTTAGGAATCTGCTGGCACCCCTGATGTTTCTGAATCTCGTCCATTTCGTCGAAGGTGATGAAGAGTTTCAGATCGACGTTTTGGGGCCACATCTGAATGATTAGTATAAACCTTTATTGCTTTGCATCGGCAGCATATGCTAGTCTAGACAAAGAAAAAGCCTCGATTGGTAGTCGAGGCTTATTCGGGGAAGCGTGGAGACGCTTGAATGGACGTGTTTGTACTTCCATTCTAGCACTCCACGCAAAAGCACGCAACGTTTTTGTGGAGCGCTATGTCTGAACGATTCCTAAAATTCATTCCTTCCGATGAAGCTATGTGGCTCTTAAAAAAGAAGGGTCATGCCTTCCGACTTCTAGCTATTATTGCCGAATCCGCTCGACGCCATAAAGGTGATCCCGATGGTTTGAGCATTGGAGAATGCTTCATTGGCGGACACACCAATTATGATATGACCGAACAAAACTATCGAACAGCGAAAGACCTTTTGGTGAAGCGCCAACATATAGAAATCGTGGAAACGTGCCGCACACGCAAAAAATCAACGACCGGAGTAACGACCGTTGGAACTAAGGTAAAGCTCTTATCCACAAGCGTTTGGGATATAAATTCAGAAGTGGGTAACGACCGAAGTAACGACCGACCAACGACCGACCAACGACCGACCAACGACAAACAAGAATGTAAAGAAGGTATATCTAACGATATACCAAAGATAGATAGACCTCGGACCGCAAAGCGGCCTCGCTCAGTCGATGCTTTGTCTTTCGATCACGAATCTTGGTCTTTCACTGGAATCGCCGAAAAGGACGTTGCCGACTGGAAGCTCATGTACCCGCATATCGACATCCAGGTCGAAACCCTCAAAGCAGCACAATGGTTTAAAAACAATCAATCCAAGAGCAGGCGGTCTAGCTACAGGAAATACCTCACAGGCTGGTTTGGGAGAGAAAATGAGCGAATCGAAAACAAAAAGGCTTACCGATCTGCTTCCGGGGGCACTTCGCAAGATAGACGAACCAAAGACATCGACGGCAACCCCGTCGACAGCCCACACACAGGTAGGTTCTAGAGTGTATCCCAAACTCAGCGAGATAGACGATAAGCCAGAGGCGTACATGAAGCACGTAAACGAGTTTGTAGCTAACCCTAAAGGCTTTTTTCTCATCTCAGGCAAGAACGGCAATGGCAAGACATTCACCGCTGAGGCCATATTCGGCAAGTTCTACCATCCCTGGAATGACAACATGTTTTGGAATCAAGCCGACCTCAAGCTCAAGCAGCAGGCCATATTCGCCAAATACGGCCCTACGGACTACCTCCTCAACGAGCTAATCAAAGCCCCATTGCTGGTTTTGGATGACATAGGGACCACAAGGCCTACAGAAGCTTTCATGGAATTTCTTTACATCATAGCAGATAAGCGACATAAGCTTAAATCAACACATGGTACAATCATAACAACTAATTTAAACTCAACCTCGATGAGGGAGATGTTTGGAGATGCTTTTGTTAGCCGTGTGGCCTCTGGTCGCTGTGTGAGGCATGATGGACCAGATAGAAGACCGATGATCTTTTAAACAAAAAAACCTAGGAGATTGATTGTGAGCACTTTTGATTTTGTAAACCACGAAGCTTTTCCAGAGGACCAGTACATCGCGGAGGCCGTAAGCCTATGCTTCGACAAGAAATACCGCGTAACCTACGTCCGCAAGAAAATGAAGAACGGTGGTATGTTTTGGTCGGAGATATCGGCAGCCGTGACGAAGCACGGGGAAAAGAAATACCTGAAATCCTTCGCTCAGGATAGCAACTTCCTAGAGGATGATATCAAAGCTTTTCTTGATAACCGCGAGTGGGAGCGCAAAGGAGGTCAAGTTGCGACGAAAAGCAACGATGTGCCGTTTTGATTCTGTGATTAGAAATGAGGATAGCTCTATTTCGCACAGAAAGGCACCGCCATTGCGTCAAAAGAGGGCGGGTAAGGGAAAGACACCAACCGGTAGAAAAAAACGCTCTGTGGCCAAAATAAGCATGAAATCGGAGGTTTACGAGGGAAAGGTGCTTTTGGACCTGCCGATTAGGACAAAAAGCGAAGCCAATTGCTTTGAACCCTGGCAAGTCAAGCACGGCAGGCACAAAGACCAGCAAAGGGTAGTAACCCTAGGTCTCAAGCCGCTGCGTGATAAAATCTCGCTGCCATGCAAGATCATGCTTACGCGCTTCGCTCCCGACGAGCTCGACGTCTTTGACAATTTGCCTATGAGCTTTAAATACATCGTGGATGCCGTATGCGCCATTATCACAGGCGAGTATAGAGCAGGGAAGGCTGATAGCGATAAACGCATTACGATAGCCTGCGGTCAGGTTAAAAGTGCAGCCTATGGGGTAAGGATAGAAATTACGTTTTAATGGTGCCCAAGCATATGTTTCTTTCAAGAATCTGCATGCGTTCGTGCAATTCCATGTACTTGCGCGCCAAATCGCCGTGCTTCGCGAACAGGCTCTTACGTACTTTGTCATTGCTGTCTTTGACTTCTTTGACATCGAGCCGTAGATATTCAACTTCCGATAGTTCGGGTTGGAAAAAGTCTAATTGTATCGCCATTGCCTCACCTCATGCGCAAGAGATTATATTTGCCCTTGCGTTTATTTGCAAATGTATTGTAATTATTCACAAAAACGAGTCACTTAGGAGACAAAAAGAATGCTCACACCTGTAGCCAAAAGAGTCATCATCAAGCCGATAGAAGTCAAGCATGGAACCTTACTGGTGACGAATCAAAAGCCTTCCCAATATACCGTCATAGCGATAGGCGACGAAGTAACAAAAGTCGCGCCAGGTAATATCATCTATCTTGAAAAGCATTACGGCGTAGAAATAGACCACGAGGGGGAGAAATTCCTCGTGATCGATGAACAGTGCATCTTGGCGAAAATAGATCAAAGCCCTTGATAAGACTCGCCGAACTCATTGCATATTGCGCATAAAGCATCGGACAACTGAGCGTCATAACCTCTATCCCAAAAACCAGAGCCATGCCCATTTCTAGTTAGGTAGAAATCATGGCCACATTGTCTTACGTCTAAACCTTTCATCAAATCATGCGCTAGGTTTTGAAAGTCATTGCAGTCGTCGATGATTGATTCAAGATCGTATACCGTTAAATCTACTTCATCCTCTTCGCGCGCCCATCGCATGCATTCAATATAAGCTTTTGTAAAATCGTTCATTTTCACGTCCTTTCATTGATTTGTGTTGTTTTAACTCGCACTAATAGACACATAAAAAAACACCTACACTGCATAAGCAATGTAGGTAAAAAATTACGCTATCATCCGCGATTGACTAAAACCTTGACGCAATCTCTCGCTACCATGTTTTTGGCGAATCTCATCTAAACTCATCTTTCCTCGATAAGGTTTGGCCACCATAGGCTCATTGTGCCAGTACCAAGCCTTCTTTTTGTTAGCCCATTTAAAACCCTCTGACTTCAAAAACTCTCTCACTTCCCAGGTGTTGCCGGTGATCCATATCCAACTACCACATAGTTCCACTTCTACGTTAGTTAGAGCCGACACCTTCACAGTCTTTGCCATAATTTCACGCTCTACACGAACGAAAGAGCCTAAGTCAAAGTTGTCTTCTGCTTCCTGATAGCAACCCACTATCACGCGCTCATATTGATTGTTGATCGCCGCCATGGTCTCAACACAACCGCCCTTATCAGGATGATATTGCTTTGCTAAATCCTTGTAGCGAGACCTGATTTCCTGTGCGCTTGTAAGCCCTGCAAAATATAACATGATTTTTCCCCTCTTGGATTGTATGATGGATATTGTATAACACAAGTTAATATAAGTCAATAAAAGGAAGGAAAAAAAGAAACATTTGACATTGACTTAATTTATTTTTACTTCGTAGATTGAGCTCATGACCGAACTTACCGTAGTACTCAAAGACGATCACCGCACTTATAGACAGAAGTTTCTGATCTATGAGAACTATACAATGTCAGATGATGACGATGTAATTCGCATGTGCATCACAGAAGCAAAAATGAACTTTGATGGTGATCCAGAGTCTATTCAAATCAAAGTGCATATGGAGATTCAATAATGCCAGCCGGTAGACCTAGAAGCACCTCATTCTCTGAAAAAGAAATGATAGAGCTCGGTAAAGAAATGGTTGCCTACGTAAAAGAAAACCAAAAGACAATTTTGCATTTAAGTGAATGGTATACAATAGAAAAGGGTTTTATTTATGCAGAATGGAAAGCATTTATTCAAAAACCGGAATTCCTTCCCTATTATGAGCAGGCACTTAAGATAGTAGGTTTAAAGTATGTCAGCAAAAACAGTAACGTTCGCGACAGCATCAGCCAAAGATGGCAAAGGATCTACTTCCGCGACCTCAAAGAAGGGGAAGATGATGACGCAGATGCTAACGAGCTTCGGAAAGCTTCCGCCCTTAAAAGCGAAGCCAGAGCCATCGAGCAAGAAAGGCAAAAGGTACTAGACGAAGTACAGCGAAATAAGAAGGTGCCTAAGTGAGCGATAAGAAGTGGATTCAGGGGGCTATAAAGAAGCCAGGGGCCCTTAGAGAAAGCCTTAATGTCAAGAAAAGGGAAAGGATTCCTGCTGCGAAGCTTGAGAAGGCTGAACACAGCAAGAATCCTAAGACGCGCAAGCGTGCAGCATTAGCTGAGACACTCAAAAAGATGCATAAGAAGTAGGCTGAGCCTCTTTGACTATCTGCACATACTCCAACGTAGATCCTACATCATCTTTACACGTCATCAGGAACCTTGCGCCCATGATAACGGTTTTAAAATCATTATGGATGGTGTTCCATTCTGCTTCTGTCATTGTTATGCGATTGCTTTTTGTTTCCATGCTGTATTCCTTTGTTTGGTGTTATGGCAGTGAGCGTATCGGAATACCGGATTTATAAGCAAGGAAAAAGAACGTGGACGAATACATTCCCACTCAAGAGGAACTCAACGATAAGCTCTGGCGCCTAACACACCTCTACTACATTACGAACAAATCAGGCGAAGAGCTTCCGTTTTCAAAAGCAAGTTCACCAGATCGGTCATTTGTTGCGCTGTTAAATGTTCGCGTCCATTGGGGCATCCGGTCATATGCGTACTTCACCTTCTTTTTAAAGATATCCTCGGCATCTTCCTTTCTATGCGCGATGATGCCTGCATGAGTATTACCATGCCAAAAGCATTCATCCAAGAAGTTTATTGAAAAGTAAGTGGTTACGCCTAATTGCCGAGCCTTGAGAACTAGCATTTGATGCCATTCTTTATGGTAGAGCTCCTGCTGCGCCCAATTGAGGTTAAAGCGAACATTTAACAGCGCAACAAATGACCGATCTGGTGAACTTGCTTTTGAAAACGGAAGCTCTTATCGCGTCTCTACAGGATTTCGATCAGGAACTTACCAAAGGCTGCTTGTCTCAGAGTTTGGAAAGATATGCGCTAAGTCACCTGACGTTGCTAAAGAAATCGTCACAGGCAGCCTTAATACAGTTTCTACAGATCAGATCATTGCTATTGAGTCAACTGCGGAAGGCAGAGAGGGATACTTCTATGAGTTCGCCAGACAAGCCGAAGGTTTGTCAGCGGCTGGATGTGCATTGTCCCCAATGCAACAGCGTTTCTTTTTTTTCCCCTGGTTTGAAGAGCACTCCTATAGAGAGCCAAGCGAGTCAATCACAGTGAGCAAAGAAACAAACGAATACCTAGACCGCATAGAGCTCGAAAGGCAGCGCAAGATCGATGAGGAGCAACGCCGCTGGTACGAGATGAAGCAACGTATGCTAGGCGACTCAATGAAGCAGGAGTATCCATCTACACCAAAGGAAGCATTTGAAAGCGCTAATGAAGGCCTTTACTATGGCATGCAGCTTGCAAAACTTAGGGCTACTGGTTCTTTATGCCGTGTGCCTTATGATGACGCCATTCCTGTGCATACTGCCTGGGATATTGGTCTGGATGATTTTACTGCTATATTTTGCTTTCAGGTAGGTCGTGGTGGCAATGTATCAATTATCAATTATTACGAAAATTGGGACGAAGGCGCGTCACATTATTGCGACTGGCTTAATAAGCAGAAATACCGTTTTGGCCGACACATATTCCCTCATGATGCAAGAAAAAGAGACGCTGGAGCTAAGACACAATATCTTGACCACGTTACACCTTTACTCGATGGTAAGTTTATCGTATTGGATATCAAGGAATGTGACAAGCTTGAGGGTATACAAACAGTGCGCTCAATGCTCTCAAGATGTGTTTTTGACGATTCAAAGACGGAAAAAGGATTCCGCCATTTGGAGGCATATAAAAAGGTCTGGGACGATCGCCTGGGCTGTTATAAAAACACACCATTGCATGATGAGCACTCACATGCCGCTGACGCATTCCGTTATCTCGCTGTAGGCTTGAAAGCACTTGAGCGTAAAGACAACACTAGTGTAGATAATGATTTGAAAGCTGTAAGTAAATATTATGGTTACTGAGGTTAACATGGATCACGATGTGAATCTAGATGGAGATAGCGCGATGAGACAAGCGGGCATGACCGCTGACGACTATCTTTACAAAGCTTATGAAATACTACGCAAATATGATGATTGGACTATAAGCGACGCTATTGAGCTTTCTAAGGTTATGGCGCAAGACTTTCATACTGCAATGATGTGCATTAAAGCGCAGGAAATCAGAGACTCCATTCAGGAGCTAACGAGCGTTATATGTGAGGTTCAGCATAGATGACAACACCACAAAATCATCTATATAGCCTAGCGGACAAGATTCAGAGGTTAAGCGACATGTTTGAGTCAGATGAATATGGTAATAACATATTTGTAGCCATCAACCAGCTTGAACTACAAATGCAAGACATCATAAGAGCTCAGCAAAGACAGGAAAACCTGATGAACTTGATTGTAGCCCTGCTAGGGGAAAAGACAGGAAAAGAAAAAATATGAAAGAGGAGACTGGCAATCAATTTTTGTTTGATGATGGATATGCTCAAGGCTTTGTCTACCGTCCTTCTAATGATGGCAATGCACAAATACCACTAGTTCAGCACGCCACATTGGGTTTTAAATTCGCTACAGGCGTGCGCTTTTTAGATCCATGGGGCTTCATGCTCATTGGGATGACTAAACGGCAGAGAGTGTTATTTAGGCTGAGACATCCTGTTGTCTACACAAAACGAGGCTTGCGAAAGCTATACCGCACCATCAAAAGCTTATTCATCAAAGAACGTATTATCCCGTGTATTCAACCAAAGGACGGCAGAAAAGATGTACCGCGATAGCGTTAACCACCCATCGCACTATAAAAGTTCTAAAATGGAATGCATCGAAATCATAGAGGCTTTTGGCTTAAGCTTCCATCTTGGCAATGCCGTCAAATACATCATTCGATCTGGCAAAAAGGGCGATGCTAAGGAAGATTTAAATAAAGCAATTTGGTATCTGCAAAGAGCTATACAAAACCTAGAGGGCAAGCGTGGAATTGATCAAAAGTAAAAGAGTGCTGAATAGCAAGATCAAATCTCTATTGGAACGGGAGGGCGACGACCTTAAAAGCTTCCCTGTCTCTTTTTCATTCTGCGAGGGTATGGGCGAACCTGTTTTTACGTTCACCGTTGAACGATCCGAAGAGGATCATTTCATAGATGAAAAAGGCCAAAAATGGGTGAAAGCATAGTGAAATCTTGGTGTAATTATTGCGATCCCAAATATTTCGTAATCTATGGCTTTTGCGGAAACTGCAATAGACGCTGTGAGTGTCCTTTATTTGATCCAAAGGGCACAATGAGCCTTTTAGACTACGAAGAATACCGAAAGCGCTGGAACGAACTACGCTCAGATCTGATCCTTGATGCTATTCGGAGAGAAGGAAAATGAGCCCGTGGGATACATTAAGAAATAAGTTTCCCCTTTTGTACAAAAAGCGTATTGCGTTCGAATGCGGTCCAGGCTGGTATGATATTCTATATAGCCTTTCGAATAAGATCGAGAGGATTTTAGAAACGTCCAAAAAATCGTGCGACTCTTTGCAATGTCCCTGCAACGACTGCCTTGAAATGCATGCTGTGCAGGTAAAAGAGAAGTATGGAACGTTGCGGTTCTATATGTCTTGCGAGACCGATGAAATTTCCGATCTCATCGCAGAAGCCGAGGCTTTGTCGTCTCAGACGTGTGAAAATTGCGGTGCCCTGGCAAAAATGCGGGGAACTCGCTGGATGGAAGTTAAATGTGATAAATGTTTTGAGGAGAAAAATGACGGAAGAAATACCACTAGATGAAGCTAGCAAAGCGCCATGCGTGCCCCCACGAGCGAAACCTAAAAGAGAAATCTTTCGCTTCAATGGCGAGCGCCCTACGGCTATTAACTTGGATCATGTCAATTTGATGTTCATTGAAGGAAAGAAGATTACCTTTCAGTTCTACAATTCTGCAACGTTTATCGAACTCGCCGATGAAGCGGCAGCTAACTCGGTATTCGATGCTCTTCTAAGCGCATGGGTAGGAGAGCTATAATGTGGAGTAGCAAAAAAGATATTCTTAAAGCAGTTGCAGGGCTTTCGGATCGGCTGGTGAGAATTGAGGAATATCTTCAAGAAACAAAAGATTTCTTTTCCTCTGAGTCTATGGAAAGCACTTTAGATAGCATTCATGACAAGGTGAATGGCTTGATAAAGGATAAAGATCGCCTTCGTGCTGTTTTTTTGGCAGAAAAGACCCTCGATAAGTTCGAAGACTACATGAAAAATGTCGATAAGCTAAACGGCATGATTAATGAGCTTAAGGGATGTGCAAGTATGGCGCGCGGTGCCGTCGCGGACCGTAAAGCTCTAGGCGATGAACTGAATGACGTCATAAAGGGCATGAATGAATATATTGAAAATCTTGCCTCCGAAAACAGCAAGAAAATCGACTCTATGGGCAAATTAATGCGTAAAATTGCGGTAAAACTGCAAGTTTGCGAGAAAAAATCACCTAAGAAGCGAAAGGTTAAGAAGCCTACTCCTCAGCCGGCTTAATGTTTATCGACCTTATTGAACCATCGAGAATTTGGACAAAAAGGTTTCTGAAAAACAAAACCTCATCCAGGGTATTGCACTGGACAAGCATAGTGTTTATGCAGGCGCTCATAATAGCCGACATGCTTAGGTTACGATCATTGCCTTTGATCGTGGCAAGGATATGCGCTTCGATTTTCTGAGTCATTTCCATGACGTCCATCAGATCGTCTTGCGGAATGAAATATGAGTCCATCTTTAGTCCCTTGCTTATTATAAATTTTATCCTACAGGATGAGATTAATAAAGATCTATGGTGAATGATGCGAAATAACGACCCTATTTTCTGGCCTGAAGATTCGCTGAACGTGTCTCTTCGTCAGGGCATGGAAAAGAACTATTCCGACAGCATTAACATCTTACAAACTCAATGGTATCAAGCAGATTTGAACCAGCGCTTTACCATGAACGATCAGGAAGTTTGGGGTTTGATCTTTCCAGGGGTAGCAACCTATCGCCGGAAGATATGGAACTTCAACATAATGAACCCGATCAGCGAGGCTATCAGCGGTCAGCAGCGACAGACGCGCAAGAGCTCAGCAGTCATTCCCGTGCATAATGGAATGCAAAAGACAGCGGACCAGTTCACCAAATGCCTTTACCACAACCACAAAAACGGGTTCCACCAAACGTTTAGTAATGCTTTTCAGCAAGGCGGAGTAATCCAAGGCCTAGGATTCATGTACATGTACGCGGATTCTACCAAAGATCCCGTAAGCCCAGATCCAAAATGGCGTTATGTCGATATGAAGGCGACGCTTTTTGATCCTTACTTCCGCAAAGACGATATGAGCGATGCGCGCTTTTGGTGGGTTAGGACGTTCTTCGACGCTCAGGAAGCCGCTTTGATGTAACCACAGTTTGGCGAAGAGATCTTGTCACTACCAAAGGGTACCTATCGCGATGATAAGTTCTATTATATGCCAGAGGTTTACCAGATTCAGTTCCCCAATCTAATCGCTTTTGATGAGTATTGGTACCTGACAAGCCGAGAGGCTAAATTCCTAGTCGATAAAAAGACAGAAGAATGTCAGGAATTCACAGGTACCGAAGAGCAGCTCAAAGAAGTCATGCAGGCGTTCAAGGGTAAGCTTGCGTTAATGAAGAAACCCGTTCCTACGGTACGCAGAAGCATCATCCTCAACGACAGGGTGATTGTGGACGAGCCTAACCCATATGGCATGGATCGCTATCCCGTAGTTCCTATTATGTCGCTCTGCAACATGGATTCGCCCTACTACGCGTACAAATTCAATAGTCCGATGACAATGCTCCGGGATTGCCAGTACCTTCTAAACCGCTTGAAGGTATCCAATCTTGAAATACTTGATGCTCAGCAACAAGGCCTAAAGGTCAAAAAAGGTGCTCTCGTTACACCAGACGACGCCTTGAACTCTGGGCATGGCAGAGTGCTTTCTATCGACCCAGAGTTCCAGATGGATGACGTTCAGGCCATGCCTATCGTCCCCCCGTCACCCGTAATGCTTCAAATGGAAGACATGCTGAAAGGTATCTTCTTTAACATAGCAGGCATCGATCCTAATGCTATGGGTATGGATATCGATGACAAGGCAGGCATCATCACCATGATGAGGCAGGCGGCTACAGCTAGGAATCTTCAAAGACTTTTCGACCAGGCCGACGAAGCCCAAAGACTTTGCGCTGAGATCGAAGTCGAATACATTCAAAAGAATTGGACTTATGGAAAGGTTAGGCAGGTTATAGGCGAAGAGCCTACAGCCGAATTTGATAGCAAAATATTCTTTAAGTATGGCTGTAAAGTGGTTCAGGCAGCCCTTACAGAGACTCAGCAACAACTGGAACTGGCTCAGATTCTGCACGCGCAACAGCTCTACCCCGACCTCATTCCTCCTGATGAAGTGCTTGAATGCATGACCCTGCAAAACAAAGACCGCATCGTAGAGAAGGTCATGGCTAAGCAAAAAGGCATGCAGGAACAACAGCAGAAGATGGAAGAGCTACAGATGCAGCAGATGCAGATCGATAACATGACAAAAGTGGCTTATGCCCATAGCCAGGAAGGGCTTGCCAAAGAGCGCGTGGCCAAGATTCAAACCGATTCGGCTGTTGCTCAGGACAAACGCCGAGCTCACCAGGAAGACACGGCTAGCCTACTGAATGTTGTCAAGGCGCTCAAAGAATTGAAGGGAATGGACTTGGATCATCTGATGCAACAGGTCGAAATCCTCAATGCTTTAAGCCCTGCTGCTAATCCAGGAAAGGAAACTGTTGCAAATAACCAAAATGTTGCATGACAGTTAAGTTACAAAAGCGTT